ACAGTCATCACGCCCAATTGGGTTTCCACGGACGTGGCGATGTTCTGGGATCAGAACGTCACTGCGCTCCGACTCTCCGATCCGACCTACGGCAGCGAATGGCGCGACCTGCCGGACGGGGCCAAGTTTGGCTATACCGTCCAACAGCGCATCCCCCAGCGGTGGCGCGTCAAGGAAGGCCAGGCGCTCCAACAGCAGCCCATCCTGAACCAGACCGTGCCGATCTCGCTCACCAAGCAGCTTCAGGTGGCGATGGGATGGTCGAGCGCCGACGACAAGATCGAGATTGAGGAAGTCCAGCAGCGGTATGACAAGCCGGCGGGCCAGGCGTTCGCCGCGCGCTGCGACAACTTCTTCCAGGAGTCGATCGTCCGCTCGATCTACTTCAACATCGGCACGCCGGGCACCCCCATCACGAGCAATGACACGTGGACCGATGGCGTCGCGAAGCTGCATGCCTTCGGCGTGCCCGATGACCTGCTCGCGGTCATCGAGCCGCGCCAGCAGGGCAAGTTGCAGGCGGCGAACATGACGCAGTTCAACCCGCAGGCGACCATCTCGCGCATCTTCACGAAGGGCTTTTTCGGGTTTGGCGCCTTCGGCGTGGATGAGTGGGCCTGGGACTCGCACATGGTGGCGTTCACGACGGGGACATTCACGTCCTCGACGCCCGTGGTCTCCGGTGGCAGTCAGTCGGGATCGTCGCTCGCCATCAGCGGCATGGGCACCTACGCCCTGAAGGAAGGCGATCGCTTCACGATCGACGGCGTCTATGGCGTCGAGCCGGTGAGCTACACCAACACGAACATCCTCCAGGATTTCGTGATCACGGCGGACGTGTCGGGGTCATCGACGGCCACGCTCACGATTTCGCCGTCGCTCATCGCCGACCCGGACTCGCCGCTCCAGACGGTGAATGCGTTGCCGGCGAATGGCGCGGCGATCTCGTTTGTCGGCGCCACGGGCACCGTCAGCGCGACGATGACCGCGACGACGACCAAACTCAACCTGATCGCGAATAGCGCGGCCTTCGCGTTTGTCTCGGCTGACCTGCCGGTGAAGTTGGCCGGCGCGGTGGCCGGGCGGACACCTGGGGCCAAGACGGACAAGATCAGCATCCGATACGTCGATCAGTACAACATCCAGACCGACCAGCTCCCGCGGCGCATGGACGGCTTGGTGGGTGCGGCGCCTGTGCTGCCCTATTTCGGCCTCGTGGCCTACAGCTAAGGAGCTGGACATGGCGATCACTCAGACCGCACTCAGCGCAGACCTCACGGCCACGGGCTTGACGATGAATGTGTCGTCCGGCACGGGCTTCCCCACCGCGGGCGGCAATCCCGTCTCGCCCGGCTACCTGGTCCGCATCGACCGGGAATATCTGCTGGCGATCCAGCAGCCGGTCTCCGGCGTGATCAAGTTGGCCCAGCGGGGCTATAACGGCACGGCCGCGGCGGCGCACGACATTCTCGCGAAGGTGGAAGTGTCGTCGCTCGGCTCGGATTTCGCGAATCCGTCGCCGGGTAACGTCACGTCAATGCCGCCTTACCAGCCGGGGATGCAGACGATCGGGGAGGACTACACGTTCTCGAGCACCGAGATTGCCGCCTATGGCAATCAGGCGCAGAACTTCCCGATTGCCAAGGCCACGGCGGCGGCGATCACGCTCGTCGCCCCGTCGAAGGCCCAGGATGGGCTCGTGGTGACATTCACGTCGCTCACGGCCGCGGCGCATGTCATCACCGCGACGTCGCTCTTGGGTGACGCCGTGAGCGGGTCGCCGCACACCACGGCGACGTTTGCCGCCTTCATCGGCGCCTCGTTGACGCTCCAGGCCCAGAACGGGATCTGGAACGTCATCGCGTCGGTGGGCGTCACCATCACGTAACCAGACAGGAGTTCCCATGCTTGGTCGTCACGGCTCGATCGTCATTCCTCAGAACACCCCGTACGCGGAGGAAATGCGGAAGTACGAAGCCCAGCAGACGGAGTTCGGCCCCGGCAAGCGGCCGTACGTCTATCGCGAGTTTCCGAAACGGCTCTACAAGGCCGTGCGGAGCGACAAGGGCGGCGTGGTGTTCGAGGGCTTCACGGTCCACGACGAGACGGAAGTCGTCAACATGCGGAGTCGCGGCTATTGGCCGACTCAGGGCGAAGCGTTGACGGCCCTTGAGCGTGAGCACACCGAGCATGGGAAGCTCGCCGCCGAGCGGAACTTCGAGATCGCGTATGGGCGGATCTCGGAGAAGGCGGCAGCGGAGGTCCGGGCGGCGGAAGCCGAGCACGGGGCGAAGCATCTGCCGATGGTGCCCGAAACGCCGATCAAACGCCGTGGACGGCCCGCCAAGGTGGCGGTCGCGGCGGAGTAGGTCTCTCGTTCGACCCTGGCGGGTCAATCTCGGCCCGTCAGGCTCTCGCCCTCACGCCTGCGTGAGTGGAACGGAGTGTCATCATGGTCACCATCACCGGCGGCGGCGTGTTCACGCGCCAGAACATCAGCGACATCAACACCAATTTTCAGTCCGCAATGAGCGGCAATCCCACGGGCCAAGTCTTGTGGGTGCGCCCCCAGAACGGCGGCGTGGACACCAATCCCGGCACGTACGCGCAGCCTTTGGCCACCATGGCCGGGTGCGCGAAATACCTCAAGTCGGGGCTCGTGATCTACGTGGAAGGCGTCTTGCGCGAGCAGACGACGCTCCCCATTGTCAGCAACGTCAAGGTGGTGGGGCTTCAGACGGTCCCGTGTCAGGCGACGACCTCCGGCGCCCCCAATGGGGGCAGCGCGACGTGGCTCTCGCCCTTAAGCGGCATCAGCAACACCACGGCGCTGGCGACCGTGCAGGGCCAGGGCTGGACGTTCGAGAACATCTACTTCAATAACGCCGCCACGGCGGCCGGCTGCGTGAAGCTGTTGCGGAGTGGCGCGGGCGATCCCCCGACCGACCCGGATGCGTCGCACGCCGCGTTTATCAATTGCCGGTTCACGGGGGCCAATCTCGGGATTGAGGATTCGGGCGGCTGTGGCTTTGTCCATATCAGCGGCTGCGAGTTCTTCAACTTCTCCGGGTCTGGTGACACCGCCATCAAGAACACGTCCACGTCGGTGGCGGCGCCCCTGCGATGGGTCATCGAACGCTCGGCCTTCTGGGGCAACGTCAATCACATCGTCGCGGCAGCCAACCAGTGGACCGTCACGAACAATACGTTTGCGGCGGCCACGACCACGAACATCAACTTCACGGGCGGCACGGCGCCGAACTTTGTGCAGCAGAACACGTTTGCCATCGCGGCGGCGGATTTCGATCCGGCGGGCGGCGTGACGGGCGTGACGGGCGATGCGTGGTCGAACTATCTGACCGATGCCGTCGAAACCGGCCTGCCGGCTAATTAACGTCGTGAGGCGATGGGCACCTCTGCGCGCACAATCCTCACGGCCTCGTATCGTGACCTGAATGTGATCGGGGAAGGCGAGTCCCTGAGCGCCTTCCTTGCGCAAGAAGGGTTGCGACGGCTGAACCGCATGGTGTCGGGCTGGCAAACCCAGTTTGGCACGGTGACGGCAATCGAGCGGCAGGTGTTTAATCTCCTCGCCAACAAGCAGACCTACACAATTGGGCTAGGGGGCGATTTCAACGTCCCCCGGCCGCTGACCATCAGTGGCGCGGGCTTATGGCTGCAAGGGCTTAACAGCGCGGTCTCGGTCACGAGCATCACGCGGTCCGGCTTCACGGCGACCGTGACGCAAACGGCGCATGGGTTCGCCGTGGGGGACGAGGCGTATCTGACCGGGGCGAACGAAATTGCCTATAACGGCCTGCAAACGGTCGAAACGGTTCCGACCGCCGATACCTACACGTTTACGGTCGAGGGGACGCCGACGAGCCCGGCCACGGGCACGATCACCGCGCAATCGGTGCAGGGGCAGCCGGTGGAAATCCCGCGCACAGTGATCACGGATGACGCCTACCAAGCCATCCAGCTCAAGAACCTGCCGAATGCCCAGTTCACCAACGTCTACTACAACCCCACGGGGCCGTTTGGAACCATTTACCTATGGCCCAAGCCCGACACGGCGATCAATCAACTGGTGCTCTACCTCCAGAACCTCTTCACGGGGTTTGCCGATCTCGACACCGAGTATGACTACCCCGATCTGCCGGGGTATGGCGAAGCCCTCCAGTACAACCTCAATCCTCGGCTGACCTCGTTCACGGGGCGCGCGCTCACGCCGGATCTGCGCGGGTTGCAAGTGCTCACGCTGGGGTTGATTAAGCGGGCGAATAACAAACTGACCGACCTGGCGACGGACGCGAAGGTGGTCACGAACAATCTGGCTGGCGGCTACAACATCAACACGGGAACAGGCGGCTACTAAATGTCCCTGCTTAATCAAGGGTTCAACCGCTGGGAAGCCATTACGGCCAGCGATAGCCTCAACATCCCCACGGGCACGACGGACGCGATCTACGTGGGCACCAAGGGATCGACCGGAACGGTTGTCGCGGTCACGTCTAATGGCGATACCT